CCCATTAAAAGGGCATCTCGGAACGAACGTCCGGTTGATTTTCCTCGTAGTTTTTGTACGCCAAATGTGGCTAATGCTAATGTAAATGGATCCATAATAAATACTTAAGTATTTCTTATTTTACAGTGATTGGGGCCTCTTATCAATATGATGCTAAACGATAGGCTTTTTACGTAAAGCGGTCTTGGCGTCTTGAGAGTCTTTTTCCATGCTAAAAGAAGGAGTTGATGCGGAAAGGGCTTTAAATTCTTGCATGAGACTTCCGCGATACATTTTTTCTCCTACGTGAGATATTTCTTCATCAGCTAAACACCATAGTTTCTCACCCATTTTAGTCCACAATTTACAGAAATAGAAATCTTCTCCCAATGAGGTTTTTTCCTTAGGATCCCAGTAGGTATCAAAAAAATTATAATAATTAAGACGATCTTCCATCTTGCCGTTAATTAAAGTTTTTTGTTTAATGGTTAATTCGGGATATTGTTTAATAAGTTTATCGAAAGCGGATCGTTTAATCATCATACAACCAGCAGGCCCTTTCTTGATTTCGCAAAAACCTTTCTCAATATTAATTTTGTTAACATCAGGCAATTCCACTGGAAAAACATATCCTTTGGTATCAGGATGATCGGATGGTCTTTTAATATTATCTTGATAAAATTTATTCGCGTTAACTGTTTTCATCGGATACGCAACCATACTAATTTCATAAGGAGAACTAAATAGACGATAAACGGAGCGTACACTAAATGAAATATCAGAATCAATAAAGATCATAGACTCAGCATTAGAATTTAAAAAAGAAGCAACACATAGATTTCGTCCTTGGGTTACTAAGCTACTTTTCATAAGTTGAAAAGTAATATTAATTTTATTCATGAGACATTCTTTTTGAAGATCCAGACACGATTTGACATAGTGTAAAGTCAACGAGTCATAGCAGGGTGTAGCTACAAATAACCCATTATAGACGGGCAAGCCGGTAGGGACTGGAGTGTTACTTAGTGGCTTGTCTTTTTTCTTCTTCTTCTCTTTCAGCGTGTCTGGCATTAAGTGTTCCTTTTAAAAATCGATCCCAAAATCCTGCGATACTTTTCCAATTATAGAAACGATAATAGTACTGTTGTTGAAATTGTAAATGGTCTTTCATATCTTTTTGTTGAAAAAGCCCTTTGGCATCAACAATGGAAGCAGCTATTTGATGGGCAAGATATTTTTTATTAGCAGTGTAGGGGACATAAATAGGGAATTCTGTACAGGTTTCAGGTATAGCTCCGAGGTCCGTGGTTATAAGCATACAGCCCGCCGCTAAAGATTCCATAGCCGAAATACAGAAAGTCTCTTCAAAGGTCGAAGGATGAACATTAATATGATAATTTTTAAGTCGGGCCATTAAAGCCGGATGAGAACAATAGTCTTTATAAGTAACATTCTTAAGTTTTCTAGCTTTATCATATAGAGCTACAAACTTTTTATCATTTTGTTCTTTAAAAGCAGCTCCATAAATAATGGTGCTTGAATATACATCTAGTTCGATGTCTTTTTCTTTTTCTATTAATTCCATAGCCTCTAAAAGAACATCTAATCCACGCCAAGGAGTGGAGAAATAAATTAATTTTAAAGGTAATTTAAAGGTAAAATCTGTTTTTAATTTTAATTCATCATAGTCAATTCCATTTTTAATGACTAAGGATCGCGTGTCTGGAACATTAAAAAAATATCTAAATTTTTCATAAGTCCAATGAGAATTAAAAACATACCAATCGTATTTAGAATGATTCTTTTTTTCTTTAAACCAAGGAGCTATATTGGGTTGATCGTATGAGTTTTTAATCCATAAAATATTAGGGCGTAGAGGATGTAGGGGTTCCTTTTCAGGAACCGATGTTGTAATTTGAACTCGATCATAAAGGGCTTGTTGTGAATATTTGCGTAGGTAATCTAATTGAATTTCAGTTCCACCATAAGGTTGCATTATTTGGTTTTACCAAATACACTTAAAGACGCAACTGTTATTTCAACATCTTGTCTAAAATCTTCCTTTTTAGTATCAGTGGTAGGGTCCTTAACATCTTTATCAAAGTCAGCTTGGGATTCATAAATTTTGCCTGTACGTTTATGCTTGATTATGTCTTTAGCTTTGCCTGTAATAACAGGAACTTCTTCTCCGTCAACTATTTGTACTGGAAATCTTTTACCATTAAAAAGTTTATATTTCATCCTTGTCCTCTCGTTGGTTTTTTTTTACATGTCCTTTTACTATATTTTTTAGCATGACGTCCAAGCCTTTTTTTATGTTTGCGTTTAATATGGGTATATCCATATTGGGACTTACCCATTTTCGTTAGAGCGATCTATTTGAGCATAAGATATCACTCCTGTAGTCACATTAGAAGTGGCAGCGCATTGTATTTTTAATGAATCACTTTCTTCTAAAATTAATACCCCGGCAGCTATGTTGGTAGTGGTGCCAACGGCCAAAGATTCGGTGCTGATTTGATACGTAAGGGTCGCAGAATAATCTGAAAATTTTGAAGTAACAACAATAGCGCCTGAAGAAAGATTAGCGCATTGAATATTTTTAATGATAGCCCTAGAGCCAGTGTCCATAGTTAAACAGGTAGTTAAGTTTGTTGTGGTTAAAGAAAAACCTGCATTTTTATATTGTATACTCATGCCATAAACCAATTAAAAGTTTCTTGATTTTGCCTTAAATCATTTTGGTAACTTGTATTCAGTTGATTCTTAAGAGTGTTTATTGATTCTCCAATTTGTTGTTGGTTGGAAGCATCATAGTCGGCTGAGGGCTGAGGAATTTGTACAGTAATTTTAGCCATTATCTTCTTCCATCTGGTCTAGAATCAAATCTAAATAAACCAAATCTCCAGTTTTGATCTAGATTAGTCGTTTCAATTTTAAGAGCAGCCGAACGACTTCGTGCTCTAGTATTAACTTGAGTGGTAGCCGAGCTTACATTGAAAGGTCCTAAAGGAGAACTGGCCGCTGTTACACTTGGAAAGTTTCTAAGATCAAGAGTAATATTACAGGTGCCATTAAGAATTTTAAAGTCTGGAATAAACCGACTTACGCTCATAAAATATTCTCCGTCTCCTTCAATATCTAAATCAAAATCTCCTGAGGACAAAGAGGAAGAAACAGCCGTCGTAACATTTCCTGTGCTAAATTTAGTAATAGCATTAACTCCTGTTTCTTGTTCGTACATAGTTGTAGCGCCTGCTGTAACTCCATTAATGATTGGATAATTAGAGAGAGCGGTTGTACTTAATTCTGTTGCAAAAGGTAAACTATAGATATTAGAATCTGCCCAAGTGGTTCGAGCTAACGTACCCGTGGTCCATAAATTATCGTCGTAATTATAGGTTACTATTCGATCGATTTGTGATGAACCGGATTTTGGATAGAACCAAGAGACTTCAGTAAAGAGACTATTGTGACCTGCAAATACTAAATTGCCCCCTGAATCTTCATTGATACCTAGATTATTTCCCGCTGTAGTAAAAACAAAATCTTCAACTAAACAAGGAAGAGACTTAACAGTTCCGTCAAACATAAAAAAACCTCCAGAGTTACTCATCCAGAATACTTTACCATTTGCAAAAGCTGCTGCGTGTGGACCCATTGAGCCACATCCTGATCCAATTTGCCTGATACTAAAGGTAAAAGGAGGACCTACGTATTGCATAATATAAGCTGCTTTATCCGTTAAAATAAGTGTGTAATCTTTACCTTGTATAGCTCCAATAATTTGAGTGCCTTGATCGAGTTGCATGGTACCTGCTGTATTAGTAGAAGTTGGAACATAATCCGTAAAATCTTCTTGATCCGAAAATCGAATATACATTTTATCTTGAGTGCCAACGCTGCCAATAGTTGTTTCTGTACCTAAATGAATAAGGTGACGATCACGATCGGATACAATCGTCATGACTGAGGCTGTAGGATTAGTAGCAATGACCGTGGCTCGTGTATCGAGCGGGTTGGCTGCTGAAGGATCCCATTGATAAGTTTTATTATTGTGAATAGTCGCAACTAATTTTTCTCCAAAATTATCTAGAGACCAGTTTCCTGGATCAATAGTTACTCCTGAAGCTGCGCGCGCAGTTCCCCATGTACTGGCATTCCATGTTGAAGTTCCAAAGCCGTAACCCACAGTTTGTGTTATAGGTCCTACGACTGCATAAGGTTTTGTATCTACATTGCCTGCTGCCGACATTCCGCTTCCAGTTTCTACAGTAGCCATAACTACATTAAAACTATTTGATGAATCAGCCTGAACTTCAAAAACATCAGTAGTGAAATTAGAAGCTGTAAAATTGGTATCACCGGTTAAGGTTACATTAGCAAATTTTAATAAATCTCCAGTGTCTAAGCCATGAGAACTTTTATCAATCGTGACGGTACTGGAACTGGTAGTAGTGGTAATGGTGCACGTGGCTACCGTATTGGCAAATGGAGTAATGTCATAAAAAGCTCCTCCATAATAGAGAGCCAATACTTTATTAGTTCCTAGAGCCGAATATCTATTTCCATCTAAATCAGCCCATGTATGCTGAGCTCTAGTAGCCCCTACTAATCGTTTATTAACAGTCTGCGCCCATCCCCCTATTTTTTCAGGAGATCCATAACGAAAACGTACATTATCTCCATCAATCCACCGGCCTTCGGCCTGCGTAGGAGTATCTTGTTTATTAAAACCGGGCTGTAATGCGATTTTTCTTAATGCCATAATGCTTAGAGTATATCATAGCATTTTACCTCATTACCAGCGGTGTGTGAAGGTTCTTCCTTTGTCCTCTCGGAGAGGAGATTCAACCAATTTATTATTAATCTCTAGAGTAGAATGATGACAGGTATAATAAAGACACATAGTTTCTCCTTTTTTAAACTCATAGATTTTGTTTTTCTTTTCAAAACATACGATAACCTGAAGAGCCAACGGTTCTCGATCCTTGTGAAAATCCATCGATCCTTGTGAAAATCCATAATGCCAGGAGCCACCTTGTAGGGTTGCATCTTCCAATATAAAGGATCCATTAAGCTAACTTTATTATTAGGAGCATAAAAAATAAAAGGAAGACAAAATTTAACAATAATACAAGACGCTAAAGGTCCTGTAAATTCAACTTGAGCTGTAGTTTGATGAGTGATGGATAAGACTTTAGTTTTACTAGGTTTCTGCCAGAGATATTCTCCTGTCTCCATGGTTTCTAAAATAACATCACAGGGAAACTTAATAAGAAAAGAGTTTTTAAAAAGCTCCAACATACCAGGACAACTTTTTGCAGTTCGGGCAATGATAGTCTTGGCTTTATAGTAGGCGTTTAAAGTAGTTCTATGTTTCCCAACAAAGGGACATAATTGTTGAAACCACGAGGGGCCTCCTAAAGCTGGAACAATAACTTCTTCGGGAGAAATGAACTCATCCACTCCTTTTATATAAAACTTATGTTTTTTTATTTTAAAAAAGTCTTTTATCATTTACAAAATATATATTCTTAAAAGCTTGTCTCGCTTCTGTTTTAGTTTGAACCAAGGGTTGACCCGCTATATTGAGACTGGTGTTTAATAGAATTGGACATCCTGTTTCTTTATAAAACAATTTTAAAAGATCATATAAGAATCCTGTTTTAATAGTCTGAACCCTACAGGTGTTATCTACATGAACAATGGCTGGTATTTCTTTCGGTCGTTTACACTTAAAATTTAAGGTCATATAGGGGGATTCTTTCAATCCTAACGTATCAAAATACTCTTCAAAATGCTCGTATAAAATAACCCCCGCAAAGGGACGATACCATTCACGTTTTTTTACTTCATTAATAATTTCCTTACCTTTAGGATTTCTAGGATCCAATAATAAAGAGCGATGCCCCAAGGCTCGAGGACCCGCTTCTGGTGCTCCTTCAAATAAAGCCACTATCTGTTGATTCAAAAGTAATTTTAAAATATCTTTTATACTTGCTACTTTACCATATTGATTAAAACAATTCTCGTAGAAATGATAAAAATTATCTTTAGGAGAATAGAGTCTTGTATCTTGTGTTTTACGATAGTAAAGAAATAAGGCTGCTCCTATACTGGTTCCACTATCATCAGCCAAAGGATCAAAATAAAATTTACACTCAGGAAGATGTTTCACATAATAACTATTAGCAACTACATTTAAACCATATCCTCCACTAATACATATATTTTTAATCCCCGTCATTTCTACCCATTTTTTAATTAAGTCTAGAGCCTCTTGCTGAGTTTCTAATTGAACGTGGCGGCATTTGTTGGCATAAAATTGATAATTCTCACGAGTGATAGTAGAGGCTATTGCATGTTGTAAACCTTTAAAGATACTGGTTGGTAAATCTCCATTACATGGAAC